TCGCAGTGGTCAATGTATGAACGTTGTCCACTTTCTTGGAAATTAGCTTACATTGATGGATTAGCTCCATTCACATCTTCAATTGATACATGTTTCGGAACAGCATTTCACGAAACATTTCAACATTTCTTAACTGTAATGTATACAGATTCCGTTAAACGTGCGGAAGCAATAAATTTTAGAGATGTATTAACAGCAAAACTCAAAGAAGAATATGCGCGATGTGTTGCTGAATCGAATGGTGAACATTTTTCAAATCCTTTGCAATTAGCAGAATACCTTGAAGATGGTGTTGCTATATTGGATTGGTTTAAGAAACGACGTTCACAATACTTTTCATCTAAGAACTGGGAATTGGTTGGCATCGAAATGGAATTATGTGTACAAGCTTCGGACGAAAATCCTTCAGTATATTGGTATGGTTTCATGGATGTTGTTATGCGTCATGTTCCTAGCGGTAAAATATACATATATGACATTAAAACAAGTCGTAATGGTTGGAATCAAAATGCAAAATCAGATTCACTTAAATTAGCTCAGCTTATTACATATAAAAATTACTTTGCAAAGCAATATGGCGTTTCGAAAGAAAATATTGAAGTTGAATTCTTTGTGGTTAAACGCAAAATAATGGAAGAATCGATGTTTCCGCAGAAACGCATACAAAACATCAAACCTGCTGCAGGTAGCGTAACACAAAAGCGCGTTCAACGTAGCATTGATTTATTTATAGAACATTGTTTCGATGCTGAAGGAAATAAACTAGCAGATAAACCATATTTAGCAGTAGCCGGCAAAGGTGCTGTTAATTGCAAATATTGTCCATTTAAAACTGATTACGAACGATGTCCGAAAGAGAACAGAATAAAAGAATGATGTACAATCACGAACATGTTTATATATATCAATTTGATATTGAAAATCATGCAACATGGGGCGGTAAACGGTGGACTACGATGGAATATGCATTATGCACTAATATTGAAGACCCGGAACACAAAGAAAATAGAAAATTATTAGAATCCATGTTACGAATAGTTTATGGGTATTATCCAAAAGGTGTTAAATTCATAAAGGAACGATTATGACTCGAGTTGCAGTAGTAGGTAATACAAATTGGCAAAATAAACGTAAAGTACAAGAAACACTCCAAATGCTTAAACGTAAGTTTGGAGAAGAATTAATTGTAGTCGGCGCCGGAGGTAATGAAGGCGCTAATAGTATGGTTAGAAAGTATACATTAGAATTTTCAATACGTTATGAAGAATATAATCCTAGTTTTTCCGGATACAATATGTATTCCGCTATGCCAGAATCTTATTATGGAAAACCTTATCATTTTAGTCAATTGCATCACCGCATGAAATTAATTGCAGAACGTTGCGATTACATGATGATAATGACCAATGAAATGAAATTAGATCCAGTATTACAAACTGCTTGGTCTAAGACAAAAAAATTAAATAAACCGGTTGTGATACTGGGTTGATATATTTATATTAAAGTTATAAAGGAAAAAGAATGGAATTACCAAAGTTACGAAAAGTTGATCCTAACAAGCCTAAGAAAAAGAAAATCTTGTTGTTAGCAGATGATTTCCGTTTGCCGTCGGGTATTGGGACAATCAGCAAAGAAATTATTTTAAATACAGTTCATCATTATGATTGGGTTCAATTAGGTGCTGCACTCCAACATCCAGATGCAGGTAAAGCATTTGATTTGTCAGAAGACGTTGCACGGGAAACGGGAGTAGAAGATGCTTCAGTTAAATTGATTCCATATAACGGATATGGAGATCGTAATATCTTGTTTTCAATTTTAAATCAAGAAAAGCCAGATGCGATCTTTCACTTTACAGATCCTAGATATTGGACATGGTTGTATGCATTAGAACATGAAATCAAAACTACGTATGCAACGCCAATTATTTATTATTCAATTTGGGATGATTTACCATATCCAATGTGGAACGCACCTTTTTATGCTAGTTGCGATTTAATTATGGGAATTAGCAAACAATCTGATAATATCCACAGAGAAGTGCTTAAACAGAACGGATTTGGGGTTGTAGATTATGATGACGACGAACAAAGTTTGGTTGTAAACTCAGACGAAATTATTACAGGATTTGTACCACACGGATTGAATCATAATGTATTTAAACCGTTAGATGCAACCGATCCGGTATTTGTTGATATGCACAATAAAATTAAAACAGCAAATGGAGTAGATTTTGTAGTATTTTGGAATAATCGAAATATACGAAGAAAACAACCAGGAGATTTAATTTTAGCATTCAAACATTTTGTTGATGGGTTACCGGAAGAAAAAAGACAAACAGTTGCATTATTAATGCATACGCAAGTAGTAGATGGCAATGGAACGGATTTACGTGCAGTTTGGAAAGCATTGTGTCCCGAATACAAAGTGTTGTTTTCTGAAAACAAACTAAACGCACCGGAATTAAATGCGATGTATAATGTAGCAGATGTTGTAGTTAATATTGGCTCAAATGAAGGTTGGGGACTTAGTTCAACTGAAGCGATCTTAGCAGGTACGCCTATTGTTAACAATGTTACCGGCGGATTGCAAGATCAATGTGGTTTCGAAGATGAAGCTGGCGAATGGATTCGATTCAATGGAGAATTTTCAACCAATCATAAAAAACGATATACATTACATGGGGTATGGGCTAAACCAGTATTTCCTAGTAATAGAAGCCTTCAAGGGTCGCCACAAACTCCATATATCTTTGATGACCGAGTGAATTTTGAAGATGTTGGGGATGCGATTGCATATTGGTATGACATTTCTGCAGATCAACGCAGTAAAATGGGAGAAGCTGGAAGACATTGGGCATTGACTCATGGATTAACAGCAGAACAAATGGGTAACAAGATGATTGAAATGATTGATTATTTATTTCAATCAAAACAAGTACTTAGAAAAAGATATACATTAACACCAGTTACAGAAACAAAATACGAAAAAATAGGAATAGTATGAGAACAGCGGTTATATCATCACCAGTAGCAACACAATCAGGTTACGGACATCATGCACGTGAAGTAATCAAACAACTTATAGATAAACGAGGAGAAGAATGGGATATTAAATTGCTTTCAATGCCATGGGGACATACTCCCTTTACATATCCTATTCCAATGGATTGGCAAAGTAGAATTATTCCACTTCCATTAACAGCACACCCAGATATCTGGGTTCAAATTACAGTTCCAAATGAGTTTCAACCTATAGGTAAATACAATATCGGTGTTACTGCAGGTACCGAAGGCGACGTTTGCCCCGCAGATTGGATTGATAAAATTAATCAAATGCAAGTTACAATTGTTCCTAGCGAATTTACCAAAATGGTATTTGAAACAACTGCAAAGAACTCTGGAAAAGTGATTACAACTAAATTGCAAGTAATTCCAGAATATTTTGATGATAAAGTATATGATAACAAAAACATAACTATTAAAGTAGCAGGATTAGATGAAATTAAAGAATCTGCAGCATTTTTAAGTGTTGGACATTGGTTGCAAGGTCAATTAGGTGAAGATCGAAAAAATATCGGAGGCTTAATACATTGTTTCTTTAATACATATAAAAACAAGAAAGACGCTCCGGCGTTGATATTGAAAACGAGTGGAGCAACGTATTCAGTAACGGATAGAATGGAAATTGAAGGAAGAATCAATCAAGTTCGAGATTTGTTTCCAAATGTAAAACTTCCTAGCATATACTTATTACATGGAGATTTAACTAATGTAGAAATGAATGCATTATACAATCATTCCAAAATAAAAGCAATGATATCATTTACTAAATCAGAAGGATTTGGTCGTCCATTGTTAGAATTTGCAACTACTGGAAAACCAATTATCGCTCCACATTACTCAGGTCCTGCAGACTTCTTAAAGAAAGACTTTATGTGTGCGTTACCAGGAGGTTTAACACCAATTCACCAAACCGCACAAAATGAATTTTTAATTGCAGATGCAAAATGGTTTACGGTAGATTATGGGTATGCTAGTAAAATGATGCAAGAAGTATTGAAAAATTATAAAACCTGGAAAGATTTAGCAACACGTCAAAGATACTTTGTGAATACTAATTTTACTGAAACGGCAGTTTCAAAACGTTATGATGAAGTATTGCAAATTATAGACGAGGGAGTAAATAAAATTCCAAAAGCTATTGAATTGAAATTACCACAATTAAAAAAAGTAGAACTTCCGAAGCTGCAAAAGATTTGATATTTCACAAAAACTTCATATAATAAAGTATGAGACTAACATATGCGATAACAGTATGCAATGAGTTTATTGAGATTCAAAGACTCATTGCTTTTTTATTGAAACATAAAAGAACGCAAGATGACGTTGTAGTTCTATATGATTCTAAGAATGGCGATTTAGAAATTGAAAACTTCTTGCGGTCACATTCTGTTAATGGCGAGTTTGCTTGGCATAAAGCAGAATTTCAAGGCCACTTTGCAGACTGGAAAAATCATTTAACTAAATTCTGTACAGGTGATTATATTTTTCAAATTGATGCTGACGAACTGGTTACAGAATACATATGTAGAATACTTCCAGATATATTACAAGCAAATCAAGTAGATGTAATTCGAGTTCCTAGAATCAATACGGTTAAAGGAATGAATCAAGATCATATGCAACAATGGGGCTGGGCAGTTAATGAAAAGGGTTGGATTAACTTTCCAGATTATCAATGGCGTATTTACCGTAATGCAGAACATATTAAATGGGAAAACAAAGTTCACGAAGTGTTAACGGGATATGAAACGATATCACATCTACCTATAGATTCGGAATTTTGCTTGATACATGAAAAAACAATTGAACGACAAATAAAACAAAATACATATTACGAGACATTATGATAAAAACAATTAAACATCTAGATGATACATATCCAGAATTTCAATCATATGGATATGCTGCACAATTTGCAATACCATATGCAAAACATGCATGTACTGGAATTGGAGTTGACATCGGTTGCAATAGAGCCGAATGGGCTTTCCCAGGAGCATTATGCGTTGATCCGGCAATTAATGAATATGATGCATTGAATTTTCCTGGTGAAAATTTAGATTATGTATTTAGTTCACATTGTTTAGAACATTTAATAGATTGGGTAACTGTATTAGATTATTGGACATCAAAGCTTCGAGTAGGTGGTGTTTTATTTCTTTATTTACCAGATTATTCACAAACATATTGGCGACCATGGCATAACAGAAAACATGTTAATATATTTACTCCACAAATTATTGCAGATTATTTACAAGATAGTGGTTACGTAAATATATTCAAATCCGGTGTCGATTTAAATAATGCATTTATGGTAATGGCTGAAAAGAAATAATTCATGAATATTGAAATTATAACTGCATATACTTCCAATATCGAAGAACTATCAAATTTATCATATGATTCGATAATCAAATATTGTAATATACAAAATATTCAACATAGTCGTCAGTTACTAGAAAATATTTCCAGAGCACCATCTTGGTATAAAATTAAATTAATTCTTTCTAAGTTCGATGAAGGCGTTGATTATGTAATGTGGATCGATGCTGATACGATTATTACTAATTTTGATTTTAACCTTTATTCATTGATTGATTCCGAATCAAAAGTATATCTAACAAAAGATATTAACGGAATTAACTGCGGAGTAATGATTTGGAAACGAGATAATCAAACTTATGATATCTTGAATAAGATCTGGTCTATGACCGAATTTGATAATCATATATGGTGGGAACAAGCTGCATTACGTTCATTATATGATCACGATTATAATAATATTCAATCAATTATTAAGTTTATTGAACAGGATAAAATTAATTCATATGATTATTCATTATACAATATGCAATATGATCTCGGACAACATAATGAACAATCATTTTTAATTCATTTTCCTGGAATAGATAATGAAATGAGATTACAATTAATAAAACAATATACGAAACAATGATATACCAAACTAATCCTATAGTTGCAATGGATGATAACCATATTCAACTAATTTATTCTTTAATATTATGTAATAAACCGAATACTATTTTAGAAATAGGAATTGGTTCTGGTTTAGTAACAAAAACTATTATCGATGCATTTCATTATAATCAAATGCCAACTAAGATAACATGTATTGATAGTTTTTTAGATTGGAATGGCAATATTCCAATCGGGTTTGAAACATTTCATGATATCATTGATTTTAAACAAAGCAACGAAAAGGATTTTATTTTTAATTGCACCGAAACATACGATTTCATCATTTCAGATGCAGATCATCATCATACAAATGAATGGGTTGATAAAACGTATAATTTGTTAAATACCGGAGGAATACTTATATATCACGATGTAACAAATTCAGATTTTCCAAATTTATTTGATATTTTAAGATTTGTACGCGATAATAAGATTAGATATGGACTTTTTAATAAAAGTAGCAAATCAACAGAACGTTGTGAACGAGGATTACTAGTAATATTTAAGGATTAACATGTTAACGGTTAAACATTCTGGAAATATTGGCGATATTTTATATGCAATGCCTACGCTACTGAATTTAAGTAAAACGATGAATCAATCAATTAAGTTTTATCTTAATCCTACAAATGGTCTGATGTCTATAGAATTAGCAAATGTTTTAAAACCATTATTAGAACACCAAACATATGTTGATTCTGTTGAATTTTATTCGGAACAACATGTTGATTATGATTTAGATTTATTTCGAAATTTACATACACCGGGTAGTAATTTAGGTTTAGCACATGCACAATTATTTAATTTCGAGACTTCGATATTAGAAGAACAGTCAATATTTGTTCAGCCTGACTATGATGCTAAGTTGCCCATATATGATATTATTGTTAATCGAACTGAACGTTATACGAATCCATCATTCCCATGGCAATATGTTTTAAATGAAGAATATAACAACCATACAAAGTGTTTCGTAGGTCTAAAATCAGAATATGATTTATTTGTAAAAACATTTGGTATACAAAATATCGAGTATGTTTCTACAACAGATTATTTACAGGTTGCATGGTTAATTAATAAATCTAAGATTTTCATTGGAAACTGTAGTTCGCCATATGCAATTGCAGAAACGATGAAACATTCTTCTATACAAGAATCATGCATTTGGTGTCTTTCTTGTTTATATCAAAGACCAAATGCATATTATTTTACTGATAAATTTTTTCAAATTTAAAAATTTTTAATTATAAAAAACAATGTTAATATCAACTCTTAATTACAATCAACCGGAATTAACTGATAATTTAATTGATCAATTGAATCGAGGTAATGATTTATCTAAACATGAACTCATGATAGTAGATAACGGCTCAACAAAAAATTTAGCTAAATCAACAACACATCGGCTTGAAGAAAATTTATTCTTTGGTGGAGGATTAAATGTTATACTAGAATACTTTTTATCTACAAAACACGAATATTTTGTGTTATTTAATAACGATTTAATATTTCATGGACCTAGATTATTAGATACTATGCTACAAGAAATCAAAACTCATGATTTAGCTATTTATTCTCCATCTATCATAAGTACTGGCGTAGATCAATGTTTTTGGAAACAAATGTGGAATTGGGGTACAGGTACGGTGAGGCAAGTTCCATTTATCGATTATATGTGTCCAGTAATTCGAAGAGATGTAGCAGAACATATTGTAAAATTTCCAGATGAATTATTTTTAGGATGGGGACAAGATTTCTTATCAGGAATTATATGTGATGAATTAGGTTTAAAGGTTGGAGTTAGTGACAATGTAATGTTAGCACATTTAGTTAGTCAAACATTTAAAACTGGTGCAATTGAAATAAAAGAATCGGATTTTTGTTCCCAAGCAGATGGGAATATGCATAATTTTTTCTTATATTCTAAATATAAAGATAAATTTATTGAATTTAGACAAAAAGGATCAACATATTATGCTTAGTTTTTGTATTTCAACATATAACAATTTAGAATATCTTAAGATAGCAATCAATTCGACACGAACAAATAGCTATTTTAAAGATGCACCGTTCATAATACATGCAGAAAATTGCACTGATGGAACAAATGAATGGTTAGAAACAAATAAAGAACGATATAATTTAGAATATTATATCGATATTAATGATTCTCCGAAAGGAATTGGCGGAGGTATGAATTTTTGTGCCGAAAATATAAAAACGGAGTATATTATGTTTTTGCACTCAGATTTTTATGTAACTAAGAATTGGGATAAAACACTCTTAGATTTGTTCGATACATATCCTGATGAAAAATTATGGGTGAATTCATGGAGAGTAGAGCCAGCAATGTTTCCTGATTCCAATACGATGCCTGGTAATATAGTAGTTCCAAAAGATATGTTTGGAGAATATCATCATAATTTTGATTCTGTGTATTTTGATGCGTGGGCTGACGATTTTATTAGAATTAATCCGGACATTGAACTTCCGAGAGCTTTAGGAGCTAGTTGTTTGATTCGAAAACGCGATTGGGATGAAATGGGCGGGAATGATCCACAGTTTGCTCCAACTAGTTGGGATGATTTTGATTTATTGTGGAGAATGATAGCTGCAAACTTTAAATTCATTACATCATCAAATAGTTTGATATATCATTTTGGTGCACGTGGAAGTCATAGATTAGAAGAAAATGATAATAAAAGTTCAGAACGACAAATCAAAGCTGAACAAGCTAATGTAATTAAATTTATAAACAAATGGGGTGGATTACCTACATTTGATGAAAACGGAATGATAAACGGAATAAGAAAATAATATTATGGCACACAAAGAACAAGTTGATTATGTAAATCGAATTAAAAGTAAATTTCCAAATTACTTTGAAAATCAAAAAGTTTTAGGAATTGGAACATTTAACGTTTGCGGGAGCGAAGATGAATTTTTTAAAAATTGCGATTACTCGGGATTAGACCTAGGTCCAGGCCCAGGCGTGGATATTGTCTGCCCAGCACAAGATTATGATGCGCCAGACGAAACATACGATACGATTATATCATGTGAATGTTTTGAACATAATCCATTTTATAAAGAGACTATCGTTAACGCTGTTAGATTATTAAAGAAAGGCGGTTTATTCTTATTTACATGCGCAACGACTGGCAGACCGGTCCATGGAGTTAAATCATTAGAAGATGAAAGCAAAAAGAAATTTGTAAATTGGAAAACGATGCCAAATGTTTCTCGGGAAAATTGGGACAATGAATATTATAAAAATTTAACTGAATCTGATATTAGAGAATGTATAAAGATCGAAGATTATTTTGAAACTTTTGAATTTGAAGTAGAACCGGAACATTGTGATTTATATTTTTACGGAATAAAAAAATGATATCTTTAATAATTCCAACAACGAGTGCAAATAAACATTATACAGAAAACATAGTACGTAATATACACGAACTATATCCTAATTCTAATGAAATTGAAATTATCGTCGACGAATCTGATGATGTAGATTTAGGAACAAAATATAATAATGCAGTAACTCGGGCATCAGGAGAAAAAATAATACTATTACATAATGATATGATACTGTCTCCTGGGTTCATAGAAACGATGGATAAACATATTCAGCCAGGAAGAATAACAACGTATACTCGCATCGAACCACCCATATTTAATGATGAATATCCAGGCAAAATTATTTTAGATTGCGGAACTGATTTAGATACATATAATTCTGAAAAATTTAATGCATATCGAGTAACATATGAGTTAATTGATGGCGGATCGCAATTATTTTTCGGGTGTTATAAAAATGATTATATCCAATTGGATACGATAACATATAATCCACCTGCAATGTGGTGTTCCGATGATGATTTACATCGACGATATCGTTTAGCAGGGTTTGAACACAAAGTAAGTTCAGCATATGTATATCATTTCGTATCTAAAACATCTAGGGCAGAAAATACATATCATGAAATTGAGTTAGCATCTAACCGCAATTACATTAGAAAATGGGGAAGTAGATCAGAAGCACCGAAATACAACATAGCATTTGTAGTTCGAAATTGTACATTACCAGTATTAGAAGCGTTGGAGCCGTGGTGTGATAGAATCTATATTGAAGATGAGATGCAAGTCATAACATCACATTATATTGATCAAGAACAATCTAAAACACGTTTTGATTTAACACGACGAGTATTGCATATTGAACATAATGCACCTATGGATGAAAATGATATTATCGTAGCATTCGATGCAACTCGTTTAACACAACAAAATTTTCAATATATTCAACAACTTGCAGAAATCATTGCAGATAATGGCACAATTGGTGAATTTGAAATAGATATTTTCAGAATTAGTATATATTCCACTGAAACATATGAGAAAAATCTCATTAAACTTGAACAACAACATATTTATCTATGAAACGAAAACGAATGTTATTAAGAATAAGGATTGCAATGCGCCAAACCAAAAGTTTCCTGCAACGTTTACTGTCAGACTCTAGATCTGGCGATGTATCGTCTAAACGCGTAATCGGAGTTGTAGGATTTCTTTCTCTTATGGTTATGATGTTTATCAATTCATTGTATCCTAAATCAATAGCACCTGACGAACATTTAGTATCAGCAATTGAATATATTGTTATAGCTGCCATGTTTAGCACAACGGCAGACAAGTTTTCGCCCACATCAAAAAAGAAGAATGACAACAATCAACCAATAGTGTAAGGGTATGAAACGGATGAAAACATTTCTATTAATAGGTAGCACAGCAACATTATCATTTATATGTTCTTATTTTTTAAAATTAACAATGGAAAATGCTGAACAATATTTGGCTCTAGTTGCAGTAGTAGCATTAGACGGATTGTTCGGAATGATTGCAGGATGCAAACGTGAAGGATTTAAAACATATAAAGCTCTAAAAATATTAAGAACATTAGTAGTTTGGATCATGTTTTTAACCACGTTATTAGTAGTAGAATTAGGATTCCCGGGAACTAGTTGGTTAAGTGAAACCATTTTATTTCCATTCCTATTTTTCCAATTGATTAGTGCATTAAAAAATGCATCGATGTCCGGATTTATTGAAGCACAAGTATTAACAAGCATATTAGATAAAATCGATCTTCATAAAGGAGACCGTAAACAGGATTAATTATGAGTTTAGATGTTACAAAAATTAAACAAGTTCCGTTGCGCGAATCGCAATATATTAAAGAAGAAACTAAAAAAACACAAATCGTTTTGCATCACACTGCCGGTAATTCATCTGGCGTAGGTACAATTAAAATGTGGGATGCTGATGATAGAGGTCGCATTGCTACATGTGTTACTATCTCCGGTAAAGGATTATCTCGAGATACATATGACGGAGAAATTTGTCAAGCATTTTCATCAAAGTTTTGGGCATATCACTTAGGAGTTAAAGGCGATGTATTTCGTGCAAATGGAGTACCAGCTATAAGTTTAGATAAATTATCAATTGGCATTGAAATTTGCAGTTGGGGTCCGTTAGAGAAAAAAGGTGATAAGTTTTATAACTATGTTAATAGAGAAGTTCCTGCAGACCAAGTTACTGAATTAGCAACTCCATATAAAGGCCATAAATACTATCATCGATACACTGATGCTCAAATCGAATCAACTAAAAATCTTTTAATGTATTGGAGAGATACTTACGGTATCAATTTAACGTATCGAGAAGAAGATATGTGGTCTGTGTCTAAAAAAGCACTTCGTGGTGAGAATGGCGTATATACTCATAACTCTTATCGTAAAGATAAAACTGATATACATCCTTGTCCTAGAATGATTGCTATGTTAAAAACATTGTGATTATGTACAGTATCTATATTTATATAAGATGCTAAACGAATACGAAACACAGAAAACTCTTAATCCAAAACTTTGGGACGGCGATCGTCTTAAACCAGGATTACGTAAGAAATTTCTTAAAATTGCTCAGGAATTTTATAAATTTTTAGAAATCGATGCAGATATTAAAGATATCATTATGATTGGCAGCAATGTTAATTATAATTGGACTGAACATTCTGATATTGATTTACATGTTGTAATTAATTATTTACAAGTTGGAGAAAACATTCATCTAGTAAAAAATTATATGATGGCAAAAAAATCAGTTTGGAATACGAATTATCCATTAACATATCAAGGAATTCAGATTGAATTGTATGCACAAGATCAAAATGAAGAATTGCATTCATCGGTTGGAGAATATTCATTAGTTAAAGACGAGTGGATCAGAAAGCCTAGTGCCGATACCATTTCAATTGATGATGCAATTATTGATCAAAAAGCACAACCGCTGCAATATGAAATTGATCAATTAGATCCGCATGATCCTAAATTGAAAAAACGCGTCGAAGCATTAATGAAACGTATCCGTTCAATGCGTCAAGCTGGATTAGATGCAGAAGGCGAATATTCAGTAGAAAATTTAGCTTATAAGAAGCTTAGAAACAATGGATATCTGAATAAATTAAAAAATTTACTTCGCAAAGTTACTGTAGCATATTTACAAACAGAATCTGTACAACACGATGACATCATTGAATCATTAGCAAAACACATCAATCAAGAAACGATATTAGACGAATCTGGTTGGATGCGGTTAATGCAACATACTAACGCAGTTGAAGATGCATTAGGACAATGGCAACATCCAGGACGTTGCACAATGATACCTGGAAATAATATCACAATGAAAAATGTTCCGCATGCGGTATTGGGAATAGATGATACGGGTCATACAATCATGATGAAACCAGGTGTTCCTTTATATCAATATCCAGGTGGTAAAGTATTTGAAATACCTATAACGCCACAACAACGAACAATGATAATGCAATTGCGTAATGCAATACAAAACGGAGCTAGATATGCAAAGTAGAGGTTTAGGCGATGATATCAAAAAAATAACCGCTGCAACGGGATTAGATCAACTTGCTAAAAAGATAGCACAATTGTTAGATGAAGATTGTGGTTGTGATGATCGACAAACTTGGTTAAATGAAAAAACAGAGAACTGGCCAATATATAAAAAAAGGAATACAAAAAAATAATAGCAATAAAAACATTTTAAATATTTATATAAAAAAAAAGGAAAATTATGAAACTTACAAGAGAACAAGTATTAGGAATCGTTAGACACACACTTACATTTGTTGGTGGTATCTTTATTGCTAAAGGCGTAGTTGATGAAGCTATGGTATCTGAAATTTCTGGTGGCGTACTTACATTGGTTGGTGCTATCTGGTCAGTTGTAGCTAAAAACAAGGCATAACATGAAACGACTTAACGAATGTGGTTGCGGATGTGGTGGAATGTCTGGCGGATGTCAAGACAAAGAAAGCAACAACTACATGTTCTTTCAGAATTTAAAAACGATTCATCATGCCGTTGGAGAATTGCTTGAAATGGATCCGATGCAAGTAGATAAACTATTAAGTGATGGGCATGCATGGGCTGTTGATCATATAACAACTTCTGCGGATGATGTAGAAGAAGTATATCATTTCATCACAAGCAATTTTGGTCATGATGATCATGATGCATACAATTCTCAACAACCACAATTCGTTCCAGTCAATTTTAAAAATCATCTTAAACGCTCAATGAATGAAAAGATTCAAAAAGTAGAAGATGGTTGGGCAGTATATCCTAGTAAAGGCGGAAAACGTTTAGGAACGCATCCTACAAAAAAAGCAGCACTTAAACAATTAGCAGCAATTGAAATCTCAAAACATAGAAAATAATGGAAAAACTTACACATCTTTTAATAGAAGCTAAGACTAAATGTCCTGTTGCCACACAAGACGTTCATGTTAATTTAGAAAATCGTCAACACGCAATTGATGAATATCATTATGGACCAGCAAACCCAGATAAGCCAGGTAAGTATTGGAAAGATGCTGCTAAGCGTTGGAAAACTGGCGAAGCTGAAGTTAAAACAATGCGATGTGGAAATTGTGCAGCTTTTGATATCACTAAAAAAATGTTAGCTTGTATTGAAAAGGGAATTAAAACTGGACATTATGGAGATGAACCAGGAATTGATGCCGCATCAACTGTAAAAAAAGCTGGTCTAGGATATTGTAACTTCTTTAAATTCAAATGTGCCGCAGATAGAACATGTGCTGCTTGGGTAACAGGAGGACCATTAAAATGATACGATTAAAATCTTTACTTGTAGAACAATTTGGTAAAATTGATAGCGAATTGATTCTTGCTACGACTTTAGTATTAGAAGCTGGAGGAGAAGGAAACAAAGGAATGGATGCGGTAGCTCACGTTATTCTTAACAGAGCAAAAACAAATCATAATGGATGGGGTAGTTCTGCAGTTAAACAAGTTTTAAGACCATATCAATTCAGTATGTGGAATGAATACACTGCCGGTAGAGAAAAATGGACAGCAGTTCTTAAAAAAGCTCAGAGCCGTGAAGATCAATGGGCGTATGCATTGCCATTGGCAAAACAACTAGTTGCAGGAACATTAGCATCTAAAGACATTACAGGCGGAGCAACCTTTTACTATAATCCAGTAACAGCCAATTCAGATTCATTAGGATTCACCCGAGATCCTAATTACATTCAAACCAAGAAAATTGGAAAACATGTTTTTGGAACTATAGAAAAACCAGAAGTTGCAAAGAAAACTAAAACTGCTACTAAAAAAACGCATACTATCAAATCTGGAGAAACATTGGGTGGTATTGCAAATCGAAACAACACAACAGTAGCAGACATCTTGAAAAAGAATCCAGGACTCAAAGCAGATAAAATAAAAGTGGGTCAAGAAATTAAAATTTAAACTTGGATAGTTTAATGTTTTTATATATTATAAGTTATGATAGAAAATTTTATTAACCAATTATTCATTGATTCGATCAACATAATGAAAACTGATGAATGGGAATGGCCAGAATCGTGGACATCACCAAGGAAATTAAAATTTCTAGAAGATTCATTACGATATGCTGAAAAACAAGAATTTTATGAACAATGTGCAATTATCAGAGATGTCAAAGAAAATCTCAACGAAAACTAAATCAAAACGCGGTTTGTATGAAATAATCATGCACAACGATAACGTCAATACATTTGATCATGTAATCAATTGCTTAATAGATTTCTGTGGCCACAATCAATTACAAGCACATCAATGTGCGTTAATTACACATAAACGAGGTCAATGTTCTATTTTCATAGATTATCATGATGCTTGTTCAGACGTATGTAAATATTTAACTAAAGAAAATATTACAACTACCTTAATTAAATTTAACAATCGATATGAAGTTAATTAATAAAATTTCAAAAGTATTTGCTAAGCTTCGTATTGGATTTCTTCATGCAACATATCATAGAAATTTAAAGAAGGCAGACGTAGCTAGAAATAAGCAAGATATAATTGAATTCAAAAAGTACGTATACCGAGCAGAAGATGCTTGGCGTAAAATAGTTATACTAACACAAAAAATAAAAGCAAATGGGTAAAAAATCAGCTCACACGGGCATGTCTCCAAAAGATCGTTCCATTAACATCATGGACAAGTTTATCGCTAAGAATTCAAAACACGAGTCTCAAAAACCAAAACTACCAGGAATTAGAAAAGATCCAAATTTGCCTATTCATATGTGGCCATTAAAAGATCAAATCGAATATTGGGACACAAGAACAGATGCAGAATGGTTTGCTGATAAATATCCAGTATATTCGTATTGGATTGATGAAGTAATGAAACAAAGCAAAGTACACCCTACATTTTTTACAACGCAAACTCTTAAGTTAAAACCAATGTTAACTGAGATGTATGATGCATGCACGGACCCAAAAGAAACTGTTAGAGAACTTCGTAAGCACGGCATATACTAATGGAAGAAAAACAGTATAAGTATATTTACGGCATCGGTAAAACGGCGTTGGACATTCCAGAAAGTGAAATACGTTATGCTATGGAAAATACTAAATCCAATGCCGAAGCCGCACGCTTTTTAAAGATATCATTTACTTCATATAAAAAGTATGCAAAGATGTATGTTGATAGAGAAAGCGGAAAGACTCTTTATGAACTACATAAAAATCAATTTGGCGTCGGCATTCCAAAGGATGTTCAAAAAGCTGCAAAGGGTATATACAGCATAACAAATATCTTAGAAGGTAAGCATCCTAATTATCCAACGTGGAAGCTACGTAATCGTTTATTGGCATTAGGTATTTTTAAAGAAGAATGTGCGAGTTGTGGTTATGCGGAACGCAGAATAACTGACGACACTGTGCCATTGTTATTGGATCATATTGACGGAGATGAAACTAATCATCATGTAGACAATTTGCAAATGCTTTGTATAAATTGTTATTATCAGCAAACCGGTAATCCATTCAATCAAGACAAAGAACGTTATTGGAATTATAATCTGCTTGAATGATATTTATTAGTGTATGATAACTTTAAAAAATTTAATAATAGAAGGCCGTTATGATAGTTTAGTTACTAAGTTATCTAACAAGCTTCTAGGAATCGTTAAAGATAGTTACGCATCCACAAAAGATCCAAAAGGTCTATTTGCCGGAGAAAAGATTTATTATAAGAAATCAGAAAAAGTACCAGATATATTAGATGATTCTGAACAACATCATATATACTTCGAAGAGGTAGAAAACACTGATATACCCGTTGAATTTTATTTACAATTCAAAGTGCAATGGATTGAAGGATTAAATGATTTGGTTACCGGTGGCGATGCTTACAATGAAAGCAAAAGAAATTCCGGTGAAATGCCTTTGATTGAAATTCGTTTTAAAATAGATCCTGCAGAATATCCTAAGGTATTAAGTGAGATTGCGATGAATTTGCGAGATACATTGCGACATGAAATTGAGCATTTAACCCAAAGTGGTTGGAATACAATTGACGGTAAATATATTGCATCGGATCAAAATCTTAGAACTAGAATCGAAGCTGGCAATTTACCTGCATCTAGATATTTCACATTGCCAAAAGAAACACCGGCAATGATTCAAGGTTTGTATACGAAAGCTAAAAAATCTAAACAACCATTTCAACAAGTTGTTGATAATTATTTAAGCGTATGGGTTGATAATGGCACCATAACACAACAAGATAAAGAACAAATAATAAAAACTTGGAGAACATATCTTCCTAAGTTAGCAATACGTCAGGAGTTGTAATGATACGATTAAAACCAATATTGGAAATTCAATTAATTAAAGAAGCTTTGCCGTTAAGTAAAGCCCGGGAATTTGTTAACATAGAACGCAATCCTGGAATCGAAAAACACTTGAATTTAATTTTTGAAAAACTTAAAGCTGAACCCGGTGCGAAAGTATTAAATGAATTAGGACGAATTGCAATTCCATTCCCTAAAACAAAACACGGGA